AAAAAAACACCGAAGCCAGTGTGCGCAGACTTAAGAAGATAACCACCGAAAAGCTGTACAAAGAATCTAGATTCATTGATTTTGAAACAGGTGAAATTTTAACATCAAAGGAAGGGCAAGCACTAGAGCGTTCCAGAAGGAAAAAGTCAAAGCAGAAAGTTCAAGCCCCGCCCCCAACCCCAGTAGCCCCACCAGATTATGTAATGTTTGACAAGCAAATACTTACAGTCTTTACTATGGAGATGACCGAAATATTTGGGCGTAACGATAAGCTGTTTAATTACATAACCAGATGGTATAACATGTCTCTAGAAAAATACGGAGCCGAGGAAATGGCTGAGGCGTTAGAGGAAGCGAAATCGGAAGGGTTGTTTCCCGGTTGGGAGGCTGTATCAGATAGTGAGATATTAGTAGGTAAGTTAGAGACAATTACCAATCTAATGGCCATAAACTCAGAATCACGTGAGGAACTGTTTGAGGAATTAGAGCAATTAGAGGATTGGACGGAAGGGGATTAACAGGATGTGCGGACACGAAACTATGAGTATTACGTGGCAGATTTTGAAACAACCGTATATAAAGGACAGAAATTTACAGAAGCATGGGCTGTGGCAGTTGTAAAATTAGGAACAGAAGATGTTGAGATTCTTCATTCATTACCAGATTTCTTATCTTACATTTTTGCTCAAAAAACTAATATCATTTGCTATTTTCATAATATAAAATTTGACGGAAACTTTATCTTAGATTACATACTTAGAAATGGCTACACCTGGAACAGGGAAGCCGAAGGTAAAATGCTAAACAAGCAGTTTAAGTGTGCAATCAGTGACCGTGGAGCGTGGTATTCTATTACAATAAAAATGCACAATATGATAATAGAATTTAGGGATTCGTTAAAATTATTACCGTTCTCAGTAAAACGAATTGGGAAAGGATTCCAGACGAAGCACAAGAAACTGGATATGGAATATGAAGGTTTTCGATATGCTGGCTGTGTGATAACAGATGAAGAAAAAGAATACATACGCAATGACGTATTAGTAGTCAAGGAAGCCCTTGAGATAATGTTTGAGAGAGGCCATCAAAAGCTAACCATAGGCTCATGTTGTTTAGAGGAGTTTAAATCTACCTATGACAAAATAGACTATAAAAATTTCTTCCCTGATTTAACGGAGGCGCAAATAGATGCAGAAATATACGGCGAATGTAATGCAGATAGATACATCCGACACAGCTATAGGGGTGGATATTGTTATCTGGTCAAAGGCAAAGAGAATAGAAAGTACTTGCACGGCTGGACGGCAGACATTAACAGTTCGTATCCATCAAACATGTCATCTGAATCAGGGAACCGATACCCTGTAGGAATGCCTAAATTTTGGCAAGGTGATATCCCAAACCTTCCAGAGCAAAGTTATTATTTTGTTAGAATTAAATGTCGTTTTAAGATAAAAGAGGGGATGCTTCCCACAGTGCAGATAAAAGGAAGTTTTCTGTATTGCGGAACTGACTATCTAACCACGTCTGATATTTATGATTACGAAACTGGAACATACAAACGTTATTATATGCGCCAAGGAAAAATACACGACACGCAAATAACAATGACAATGACTTGTGTAGATTATGAGTTATTTCTAAAGCATTATGATGTATATGATTTAGAAATATTAGACGGTTGTTGGTTTAGAACGGAGATAGGTCTATTTGACGAATACATGTATAAATACAAAGCAATCAAAGAATCATCAAAAGGCGCAGAAAGGGAGTTAGCTAAGCTATACTTAAACAATTTATATGGTAAGTTTTCAGCGAATGACTCTTCCAGCTATAAAAGACCATTTATAAACAACAAAAACGTGTTAGGGTTTGAGATTATAGAGGAACACGAAAAGAAACCAGGGTACATTGCGATAGGCTCAGCAATCACATCATACGCAAGGAGGTTTGTAATCAATGCGGCACAGGCTAATTATCAAGGACCAGATAGGGACGGTTTCATTTATTGCGATACGGATTCCATTCATTGTAGCGGGAATCCTAAAGACGCCAAGGGAATTAAGATTCATCCTACAAATTTCTGCGCGTGGAAACTCGAAAGTTATTGGGACGAAGCAATTTTTGTTAGGCAAAAGACGTATATTGAGCATGTCACTCATAATGACGGGGAACCAGTAGAACCTTATTATCAAATTAGGTGTGCGGGAATGTCGGAGGACGCAAAGCAGGAATTTATCAAAGAGCACACGATAGAAGAGTTTAGAGAAGGATTAAAATTAAAGGAGGGACTGAAACCAATCAGAATGCCCGGAGGGGTGGTACTTGTAAAGAAAGGATACGACATGCGACCCAAAGTTCACAAGAAGATTAAGGAGGATTAATGCATTGGCTAGAAAAATGATAGACAGTAAAGAAGGGCTTAATGCTAAATACGGTATTGCGCGCATAGAATTTGACAAATGTTATGAAATGGCACTTATATGCGGTTACGCCTCTAACAATTGTTGTTTAGGTGAGCAATCAGAAAAATGCTATCTTTGCCCTTACTATTGTGATACGTTTGGAAATTCACCCTTTAGCTTAAGGAGATAAGGAGGATTAAAGATGCCACTTTGGTTAGTACTTGTGCTAGTTGCACTTGCTATAAAATATGACGATTTGTTTTAATATTTGATTATTTGCGCAAATAATTAAAGATTAACAAAAGAGAGGATATAATATCCTCTCTTTTTATATCATTACGTGGGGTGTAACAAGGGGCATTCCAATTACCGTTTAACCCAGCGGCACCTTTTACAGTGTGGATTCCACCAGCGTTCAATGTTACATAACCCACGGTGATACCGTTTGTCTAGCGCAAAGCGCGTATTGCCCGAAGGGCATTGACCCTATAAATTTTAATTGTGAAAACTTATTGCCCCAGCTATTGCAAACAATGCCGCCGAAATCAACAAGCTATCTACTGTTCCGCCACTGCAATACCAGCCCACAACTAATATAATGGTTGCCACATATCCCATATAGATTAACTCCTTTAAATATTAATATGATAACATTTGTATAACCATTTGTTTACTTTCCAAATTCTTGAATCTGAAACAACCCTTATTAAATAACATCCTAAAATTATTAATAATCAAAGCATTTTTAGCCAACATAACGTAGTTAATATTATGGTCATCGGTGGTGAGCGAAAGTTTAGTTGGAAATGAAGCGTCATACTTATCAGTAACGTATATAATTCCCAAAGTCTCATAATCATAAATTGCATAGTGTTTGTTAAGATATTTGATGGTGTACATATATCGTCCACGGCCTTCTGGTTGCTCAATGAATGAATAATTATCGTTAAGATAAACATTCTGGGAAGCGTAAGCCACATAGTCGCTGGACGCGAAAGCCCTGTTAAAACCTGATTCTAACTGTGCATCAGAAGCAGACTGTATAAAACCTTGTTCCAGAACATAACCATCCCCTTTAAGAAAATTTGTATCTCGTTTTAGCCTGGTAGAAATTCCCAACGCTGAGTAATATGGGTTAAGCAAACTAACCGTGTTACCGCACATATAGACTGGAACATAACGAATCTGTTTACCGTTACCTCGCGCAACACTGGTATGCACAGACAGCAATTTCCTAATCTCATCTGAACAATACTTACCTGTCTCACTCTGAAACTCATCCATCAGCATTCGTTCCACGTCATTAAACAGGTGACTATATTTCTTTATCGCGTCAGCGTTGTTAAGTGCGATAGCGTAACCGCAGGGCTCATCATTCAAAAACAGTTCGTGGAATATTCCCTTCGCCATGGGTTTACTGGACATAAAATCATCTGGATAAAACAATCCATGAATATCCTTGAAAAACTTTTCAGCCACGTCTGACAACTCGTAATTAAATCTATAAATCAAACAAAATTTTCCTTGCCCAGCTTTAAACTTTTTAACGAAGTAGCGGTTAAACCAGGTTGTTTTACCTCCAGTACGGTTAGTGGTTACTAAAAATAATTCTGGGTTTTTACCGTTAATATCTTTGAGGGACAAAAGTTTTGTTCCGTCATAGTAAGCCATAGTTTGTCTAGCGCGAAGCGCGTATTTCCCCGAAGGGGAATTGGCTCCACTAACCTCCTTTTTACTAAAATGTTGCAAATGCAACACTTTTCAATATCTTTATTTCCATCTATATTATACCATAAATATGTTGCAATTGCAACACTTTTGTGATATAATAAAAGATAGAAAGGAGGATGCAAAAATTGAATGACATTGTAAGTGTTATTAGCACGGTAGGATTCCCAATTGCTCTTACTTTAATCCTACTTTGGTACATCTATGACAGCAACAACAAGCACAAAGAGGAGATTGATAAAATATCTGAAGCGTTAAGCAATAACACTTTGGCGTTAACCAAACTCCTTGACAGAATGGAGAGTGACAAAATTGCTTAATGGTATTGACGTTTCTCGGCACCAAGGGGATATTAATTGGGAACTGGTAAAACCAAATATCGACTTTGCAATTATCCGTGCTGGCTTTGGTAAAAACAACATTGATGCGAAAGCGGTGCGGAATGTAGGCGAATGCGAAAGATTAGGAATCCCATATGGTCTTTACTGGTTTAGCTACGCGCTCACACCAGAAATGGCTAAAAGAGAAGCCGAATATTTGGTTTATTTTATCGGAGAGCACAAGCCTGAGTATCCCATTGTATATGACTTTGAGTATGACACGATAACACACGCTACTAAAAATGGTGTAAGTATCAGTCGCGATTTTGTACTTAGATGCACCGAAGAATTTTGCCGCACCCTGGAAGAACACGGATTTTACGCTATGTTTTATACCAACCTGGATTACTACTGGCGTTACTATCAGGCAAGCGCAGTTGCTGAAAAGTATGACATGTGGTATGCTAGATATGCAGATTCACCGGGACGCGCCGTAACTTTGTGGCAGAAATCCGATTCAGGAAAGATACCAGGAATCAAAGGGAGGGTTGATCTGGATCAAACAGAAATGAATTATCCGTTTATTATTAAACGCGCTATGCTTAACAATTGGAGGTAATTACATGCCAGCTATACAAACCGCTTATAATTGGGCAATCGAAACCTGCGCGAAGGAAAACGTAGGATACTCTCAAACATACCGAAACCAGCAAACCGTAAATGGTATTACATACTATGACTGCTCGTCTTTTATATGGTACGCGTTAATTGCTGGCGGTTGGGACTTAGTATCTGTGTGGGGCACTTGGCCTTTTACAACAAGTAGTATGGCTGGCGTGTTAAAACAAGTAGGATTCACAAAACACGCACCGGACATTACATGGTTGCCAGGCGACATTGTCATTAGAACAAGTCACACTGAAATGGTATTTGATACCACACGAACCATGGGTGCGCACTCAGCAAACGTGCCGTTGGAACAACAGGTGTCTATCAACGCTAACGATTCACGTGGCAACTGGTTGGAATTGTGGCGGTGGGAAACCAGTGCCGTGAACGAATGGATTAAGGGAAATTATTATTTGTCGATTGGGGAAATGCAGAACAATGCTACTATCCAATTTGCGTATTTTATGTCTAAGGGCTGGACAGCCGAAGCCGTGGCGGGTCTACTCGGAAATGAACAAGTAGAATCTACGCTGAACCCAGGAATATGGCAAGATTTAACCCCGGTGGGTGGCTGGGGACTAGTCCAGTGGACACCATCAACAAACTATACCGACTGGGCAGATGCTAACGGCTACGCTCATGATAGCGGAGAAGGGCAGATGGAATGGATTGATACTCAAACAGTCCTGTCTGGACAATGGATACCGACAACGCAATACCCCGAATCATTTGGTGAATTTAAAGTTAGTACACAAACACCCGAATACTTAGCAGATTGTTTTCTGAAAAACTTTGAGCGACCCGGCACAATTGAACAGCCAAAAAGGCAAGAGTATGCAAGGTATTGGTATGACTGGTTTAAAAACGAATACGTTCCACCGCCTAATCCACCAGATGGTGGTGAGTGGTCATACAAAATGCCGTTTATATATTATAACAAAATATTTTAGAATTTGTTCCGACCGCAAGGTCGAGAACCTACGCGCCCATCAGGGCGCTACCATTAAAGGAGGGAGAAACATGGCAACGCTTGACAGAGAAAAGTTCTTTGAGCGCATCAAGGAACGCCTGGGAGAAGATGATTCGGATGAAGCATTATCTTTTCTAGAAGATGTAACCGACACATATGACGACCTTGAGAGAAGGGCCGCTGGTGACGGTGAAGATTGGAAGGGCAAATACGAAGCCCTTGACGGAGAATGGAGAAAACGCTATAGAGAGCGTTTCTTCGGAACCCGCGAAGAAGTAAAAGAGGAACAAGAGGAAGATGTGAAGGATGACGGCAAAGTTCGTTCGTTTGATACATTATTTGAGGAAAGAGAGGGTGAATAATTATGCCAATTAAACCAGAAAAAATTACACTTAGTGATGTGCAGGCTAACGCCGCTTCCGCTTATAGCGCGGAAAATCCTGATGTATCCGCAACTAATTTACAGAAGGCCGCCGCGCAGATTTTAAACACAATCCGCGACAACGCATCTGCGAACTATCAGAACTATGTACCAGAACTGACAGCAGGTGATGACACGGCATTACGTCAGATTGGAGCAGTCATCATGGATTTACAGCCGCTTAGGAACGAATTTTTAACGGCTCTCATGAACCGAATCGGGCGTGTGCTGATTACTTCTAAAATGTTCTATAACCCGTGGGCCGGAATGAAAAAAGGTCTGCTGGAATTTGGTGAAACTGTAGAGGAAATCTTTGTTAACATTGCTAAGCCTTATCAGTTCGACCCAGCTGTTGCTGAATCTGAAGTGTTCAAGCGCGAAATTCCGGACGTTCGTGCGGCATTTCATATCATGAACTACCAGAAATTTTACAAGCAGACTATTAGCAACGACCAGCTTAGACAGGCGTTTCTGTCATGGCAGGGTATTACAGACCTGATTGCAAAAATCGTAGATGCTATGTATACAGGCTCTAACTATGACGAGTTTCTGACTATGAAATATCTCATTGCTAGAAACGTGCTTGACGGGCGTATGCATGTAACTGAAATTGCCCCCGTATCTGCTGAAAACGCAAAGACAATCGTTTCCACTATTAAGGGAGTATCCGGAGTATGGCAGTTCCCCAGCACACAGTACAATCTTACAGGCGTAACTACCTTCACAGATGCTCGTGACCAGATGCTTATCATGAATGCCAAATTCAATGCTGTGATTGATGTTGAGGTTTTAGCTTCGGCGTTCAATATGGATAAGGCTGAATTCATGGGCAACCGTATCCTGGTTGATACGTTTAGCTTTAGCACGAGCGACAACAGTCGACTTACAGAGCTGTTTGCTAACGATCCCAACTTCGTTCCGTTAACGGAAGCTGAAAGAACAGCCCTTGACGCAATCCCGGCTGTCATGGTAGACCGCGACTGGTTCATGGTGTTTGATAACTTCTACAACTTCACCGAAAATTACAATGGTCAGGGACTTTACTGGAATTACTTCTACCACACCTGGAAAACGTTCAGCGTTTCACCATTTGTTAACAACACTGTTTACGTAGGCGGTACTCCAACTGTAACAAGTGTAACTGTAAGTCCTAAAACTGCAACTGTTAACAAGGGCCAGTTGGTTAAAATGTCGGCTACAGTTGTAACTACAAACTTTGCTCCTAAGTCCGTTAATTGGACGGTTACTGGAGGAACCGATTCCACCATTGATATTTACGGTAATCTGGTTGTTGGCGAAGATGAAACAGGTGCAACACTCACCGTTACGGCCACTTCCACGTTTGACAGCACAAAAACTGACACAGCTACCATCACTGTATCAGTATAATAAAGAGGGGGTTTATCCCCCCTCTCTTAAGGAGGTCATATGTACGTAAATCCAAACACTAACGTTCATATTCTTAAAAATGTTCCATTAGATAATACCTATAGGAACACAATTTACTTTAGTACAGCCGCTCAGCAAGCAAGTTATTTTGCCAGCTTGTCAAAGTTTTCACTGACGGAATACACCTACCAGAGAATTGATAAAACAATTAACGTTGGCATAAACGCTGAATCATTATATGACTGTAACTATATTATGTTTCAAAACGCATCCTTTGGCAATAAATGGTTCTATGCATTTATCACTGGTGTGGAATACAAAGGTAATAATTGTTCAACCATAACCTATGAAATGGATGTAATGCAGACTTGGTTCTTTGACTACACCATTAATCCATGTTTTGTAGAACGCGAGCACATTCTTGTTGACGAAATCGGGGCCAATCTAGTGGAGGAAAACCTAGAACTCGGGGAGTATATCTATGATACAGCATTTAGAACAGGACACATGGACGATTACGTGGTGGTTGTTGCCGCAACGGTATCCGCAGACGGCACCGTTACCACCAGCACGGGCGGCTATGGTGGAATTTATTCTGGATGTTGGTTACATGTCTTTGAAAATTTTCCAGCTGTGGCTGTCTTCATCAATAACCTTATCACAAATAACAAAGCGGATGCTATCGTATCAGTATTCATGATGCCGGCAGATTTTACGACAGCTGTGGGTGCTCCTGCAAAAAACTACGTAATAGAACGAGACAAACAACGTGGCACCATAGACGGCTATGTGCCAATGAATAACAAACTTTTTACCTACCCATATTGCTTTTTATACGTCACTAATTTAATGGGAAACTCGGCTGTCTACAAATATGAATACTTTCAAACTGCCAAATGCGAATTTAATTTAGGAATGGATATGTCTCCAAACCCATTAGGGATGCTTACACCACTAGGATACAAAAATGTTGGAGCTAACTACAACGAGGCTATCACAATTGGTGGGTTTCCGCAATGCTCGTTTACTATTGACACATATAAAGCGTGGCTTGCACAAAATGGTTCAACCATGGCAGTAGATATGCTGGGTGCCGCAGTGGGAACCGTAGCGGGGATCGCAACAGGTGGGGCAATCGGGGCAGTAGCCGCAATCGGCAGTGTTACAAGTGTCGGAAGAACGTTGACTAGATTAAACGCAATCCAAACTCAACCGCCTCAAAGCCACGGTTCTCAATCTAACGGTGCTCAGGTTGCCTTCGGCATTAAAGATTTCTACTTCTTAAATTACCACGTACGGGCAGAATTTGCAAAAATAATTGACCAGTACTTTAATGTATATGGCTATGCAACTCGCCAAGTTAAAGTTCCAAACCGTTCACAAAGACCACATTGGAACTACGTTAAAACCATTGATTCAAACCTTACAGGGAGCGTTCCGACTGATGACATGGCGAGATTACGTGGAATCTACGATAGTGGCGTTACATTTTGGAAAAATGGATCAGAGGTTGGTAACTATGGCTTAGATAACAGAGCAGGAGGAGGTGGTAATTAATGCGCAATAAAGGAGGTAGTGCGCCGAGTAACACACATGAGTTCTGGAACGCAAAGAAATGCAATGACAGGACGTTTATTCAATACTACAATCGATTGGTGGATTTGGCCCTCAGCCAATTTGAGTGGATTAATCTGCCACCAACTTGTGACAGGCGTTTCCTGGAATTAGCATTGTTCGCAGATGGAATGGCTGTGTTTTTCAGGGATGAAGTAATGGGATACTTAACGTTGCAGTGCATGATTTCTGGGCCGTTGGATGTTTACAGAATACCGATATACAGACGTGCGTATGCGAGCAACGGATACCAAATGGAATTGAGCACGGAAAACAGCGTGCTTATATTTAATAACTCTTTGCACATTAATTCACAATTAGATATAGAAATGTATGCTTGGAGACTGTACGAAATTCAAAGAGCAATTGACACGAACGTTAAATTACAGAAAAATCCAAAAATTATTACATGTTCAGAATCACAACGACTTACTATCATTAATCTATTTAAGCAGTATGATGGAAACTACCCTTTTATATTTGCAGATAAACAAATGGACCTGAGTGGATTAAACGCAATTGACATATCGGCACCATACGTTGCAGATAAATTGCAGGTACTCAAGGGTTTGGTGTGGAACGAAGCAATGACGTACTTAGGAATTGGAAACACCAATGATGAAAAACGTGAGCGTCTTAATACCCTGGAAGTTAAAAGCGGCATGGGAGACGTAGAAGCGCAACGCTATACAAAGTTGATGGAACGTGAAATAGCTTGTGAAAGAATCAACGCCATGTTTCCAGGTGTTAATTTAGGAGTAAGGTACAAACAAATAATCGCTACAGAAAATCCAGCAATCGAAGAAATAGAAACAGAGGAGGTGGTAGAAGAATGAGTGCTGTTACTATGACATTAGGATATATTTGTGAAGGTTTGGTGGGAAGAACTGAACCAGCAGGATATACTGATATTGTTAACACGGTTATTCCAAGTGCCGTTCCGATTCTGTTTGATTTTAACTTCCCTATCTTTGACGAACAATACCGAAATGTATTATTAACCAAAATTATTAAGCACTATTACACACGTGAAATTGGTGAAGAAACACTCGGGTTGTTCAAGCTTAGGCTGGATACAAGATTGAATGAAATCATGCCGTACTACAACAAAATGTATGAAGCCGAAACCTACAAGTTTAATCCAATTTATGATGTTGATTTAACCAGGCAACATCAGGCGAATAAGACAGGTACACAAAAACTTGATGGTAAAGTGATGACAACAGAAGAAGGACAGACAATAACAGCAGTAGATAACACCACGAAAGCAGACGGAAATGTTAACCAAACCATTACTAGAGCTGGAACAGATAAGTATTCTGACACCCCACAGGGTGGATTGGTAGGACTTGCAAATGATGAATATCTAAGCAACGCAAGAATGACAAATGATAACGATACAACTACTGCTACAACTGGTGATACTACAACCCTTAATGGAAACACAGATACAACAACGGATAATACAACCAACGTTACTACAAACAATAATACCACTATTAATAATGTCGAAGATTATATCGAAACCGTTCAAGGCAAACAAGGAACACAAAGCTATTCATCAATGATAATGGAATACCGTGAAAGCCTTATTAACATTGACATGATGATAATCAATGACATATCAGATTTATTCTTAGGAATATGGGAGGTAGGATATCAATGGTAAATAATGATACAACTTTTAAATCAATTGAACTGTTAAGGTGCTGGTGTATGAAATCACTACCTACAGTGTTTAGTGATGCATTAAGCTATAATCAGCAGGTGTGCCTACTGACCAAGGCTATTAACGATATGGCAACAACTATTAATGGTTTACCAGACTATATTGTTGAGTTGGTAAAAGAGTTACTAGACAAGTTAGGCCTAGAAGAAATTGTTAAGGAAGTTCTTGCAGATCTTTACTTCTTGAACGTAAAGAATCCCCCAAATAACATGACTGCGGCTGTGGGTGATGGGGTTGCGGATGATACGGTAGCTATTCAAAATATGATTACCTATCTAGGTGGTAAAAGAGCATATTTGTTCTTCCCCGCTGGAATATATTCGGTAAATCAATTAACTATTACAAATAATATTAGTTTAATAGGACTGGACAGATATCAAACAACAATAAATCTTAAAGCTGGTAGTGATACGGATTTATTTACCGGAGATATTGGTAATTGTACAATTAGCAATATAACTTTAAGCGCAAACATGCCTGGTCAAACAACAAACTGTAGTATCTATAACGGAAATGTTACTGACGCCTTGTTCGACAACGTCATATTTAAAAATGCTTATAATGTTATGAGCCTAAACATTAACGGTCTGGTTCAAATGAACAACATTGTAATTGATGGAACACAAGGCAATGGATTAATCATCGCTGGAGAAAGATGCCATATAAATAACCTTGACTTTATCCATACTAGTTTGTTAAACAATGAGGTATTACTAACAATAAGCGGAAATAACTGTATATGTAAAAATATATCTTGTTATACAGCTATTAAAACTGGACTTAGTGTTAGTGGTAACAATTGTTACATTACAGGGACAATATTAAATCCTATAACACCTATAATAAATAGTGGTTATAACAACTACGTTAATATAAAAACTCAGAACGGGACAACAAAAATAACCAATACTATAGAGAGAACAGTATCGGGAAATATTACAGATAATGTGACCGGAGATATTAAAGAAAATATAACTGGAAACACCGAAAAAACTATAACGGGAAATATGACAGAATCTATAACGGGTAATATGACAGAATCTATAGACGGGACACTTACGCAAACAATAACAAACAAGGCAAACATAAGCGCGAGCGATACTACAATAACATCAAACGACATTTTTCTTAATTCGAGTAATCCGTTAAAATACGGGGAATTAATTGATGGAAAATACGGAAAAGTATTGCCCATGAAAGATAAAACAGACATTCCGTATTCTCTGCTAACTGAAATTAATTTTGATTACTTAAAAATTACTACCCCTCAGGATTTTGGAGCGGTCGGAGATGGGGTAACAGATGATAGTGATGCTATACAAAACGCAATAAACGCACTTCCTAATGGTGGTATTGTATTTTTCCCAACTGGGCGGTATAGAGTAACTAAAACTTTAACAATTAAAGTTAGTAATATTACTTTGTTGGGAGCAAGCAGAGACGGTGCCGAAATATATACAGATACAACTTTTGGTGATACTATATTGGCAAAAGCCGATACTGGTATATTAAAACAAGTGCGTGTGATTAATTTCTTATTCAACCACAATATTAGTACAGGAAATGTGGGTAATAATGTAATACACATGTACCACGTGGAGGATGGAGCCGTAAACAACGTCAGAATGGAAAATGGATTACGACAGGTGTATTTAGAAGCTTGTGCTGATATTTCATTTTTATATTGCGCTTTCATTGGAAGAGCTACTACGGGTGGAACAACAAATACGTATGCGTCAGTTGAAATGGCTTATAATGATGATGTAGTAAATGCTGTTAAATTGTGCACGTCAATAGCTATTGTGGCCTGTAGGTTTTTATCTCCCGATATTGTGGGAGCTGAAAATGGGTTGTTAATGAATGGTGTAGAAGATATTCGCGTAACTAATTCGTATTTTGGAGGGCAATTATATCATGCTATTCACATAAATGTTACCCAGTATCATAATCTTGAAATAAATATAAATAATTGCTATATTGATGCATGCGGTTCTGATAGCGTGAGGGTGGATAACTCTTCTCCTGGAAGCATATTTATGGGCAACTTTAAATTAACAAATTGTAATATTAAAGGTCACGGAAGTGGGCAGGGACACCGAGGCGTATATATCGCTGATTCTGTACAAGGTGGAACGTATGAATACTATTTACAGGGACTTACTATAAGTGGTTGCACTGTTACTGGTTTTGATACGGACGGCATTTATATATTGTGTGCAGAAAATGCAGTTATTGAAGGCAATTCAATTTTTGATAATGGCTTTGTTGGCGATAACAATATGGGTTTAGTTATAGGAACACATGTTAAAAACGCTGTTATTTCTAATAATTTAATTGGGGCATTTTCTGAAACAGGTGGCCTTAACAAACAACAGTTCGGAATAGCTTTATTGTCAGGATGTAAATATATTACTATTAGCAATAATAACCTGCTTAATAATGTTCAAGGAGCGATATCTTATACCCCAACAGATGCGGGAACTAATTCTATTACATTTTTTAATAACCAGGGCTTTAATGGGGGACAGATGGCTAGAGCGTGGGGTATGGCTGGTAGCGGTATAGATATTAGAAATCCTTTTGGATTAAACGCGTTCGTTAGAATCTTTGGTGGAACGGTTAATGATATTAAACTTAACGGCACTACTATTTTTAGCGAAACAAATGTTGGTTTTGAAGTACAAGCACAGGATACGATTAACATAACTTATACTGAAGCACCTGAATCTATATGGTTTTTACAATAAGGAGGCATTTATGGATATGTATGATAACTATAGACTAATCGAAGAAGCTAAAGTAAGAAGTGTTGAAAGGATTAGCAACGGTATACAGTTAAATGAGGAAGATGTAGTAACTAAAATTGAAAGAAA